CTTAAAACTTGTAACGTGACTTTGTTGCGTTACTTGGGTAATGGTAAGAGAACCCAACCGCGCCTCGTTGGGGCGGCGATACCACAGACTAGCTCTGGTATCCCTAGAGTGATTCCTGGCAATCACCGAAAGCGTATTCGGCAGGGTGATCGAGGGGTGATTCGACTCTGGTTAGGTTTCTTCACTCTTTACCGAGTGTTGAACTTTAAAGGGAAGATGAGCTTCGAGACCATAACTGCTCCAGGGGTGGTAATCTCAGATCAGTTCATGAAGGCTTGGGATTCACACATCGTGTGGTTCCGGGACCGATTGACTGAAATGGGAGGACCCGCCCTGAAGACAATTTCAGTAATGAAAGTCCCAGCTAAGGTCAAAGACATCCGCTCTTTTGGAAAGGTGAGAAATCATCCGACTGAAGGGGTGTGGTGTCCTCCTACTGGGATCGTAGTGAAGGAAATTTTGGGATATACAATTAAGTTTATTGCCTTAATGACCTCTGGTCCTAATTCCTCGAAAGAGGTTAAGGATAAGACCAAATTGGCTAGTCTAAAGACTAACCAAGGGTCAACAGTCTCAGTAATAAACGTGATTAAGGACGCGGCGGCCTGGCTCACAAGGCCAGATTTGCTTGAATCTTTTGTTACGTTATGCATTATCACCCGTTCTCTTTCTCTTCTTTATGCACCGGTCTGGGAGGCGGGACTTGAGTACCTTCGAAGAAATTCAGATGGGAAAGCGTCTCGCGCTCGGATCATGGAAGCGAGGGATTGGAAGGGGGTGAGTGGTAAACTGGGAAAATTGGCATTGGTTGAGGAACCGGGGAAGGTTCGTGTTGTCGCTATGGTCGATTGCTTAACGCAGTGGCTGCTATATCCGTTGCATCGGTACATCTTTGATGTATTGTTGAAAGCTATTCCCCAAGATGGTTTGTTTGATCAGCTTGCCCCCGTGCGAGCTCTCATTCAGAAATTGAGGGAGAGTGGCCGTAAGGCAGTATTTTCATATGATTTATCGGCTGCGACCGATCGCATCCCTGTTGTTCTGCAGGAGAAGTTACTCGGTGTTTTCACGTCCGAGGA